CAAACAACCTAAGTCGCAAACGCTGGAAGTGCAAAGGCGCTAAATCAGCAAGGTATGAATAATGGCAACTGTCGCTCAAGTCGCTAAGGCGGCGTTACAAAGAATCTTGGTACAAGCATCTGAAGCTCCACTTGAGCCAGATGAGTATCAGGACTTTATCTTTGCTATGAACAACTACATGGCTCAGCTAGATGCTCAGGGCATTAGCTTGGGTTATACGGAAGTGTCAGATTTAGGTGATACTGTCACAATTCCGACAGGTGCATTGCGTGGACTTATTGCTAACATGGCGATTGAAGTCTCACCTGACTACGGAGGCGTTGTCTCTGAGGGATTGGTACTAGCTGCTCGTCAAGGCTTGCAGACTATGCGTACCATTGGTCAGCGTATACGCGCTTCAGCACTACCTTCTACATTACCTCTTGGCTCTGGTAACGAAGATGAGTCTTGGGGTCTTAACGGACATTTCTACCCAGATTATGAAGCTGAGATACTCGCTGAGACTACTGGGGCTATTGGTCTGGAGAATAATACCCAATGACTACACGCGCACAAGGTCGTAAAAAGAGTGATTTCGTTGCTAAGACCACGGTTGAGGCTGGCGGTTATTTAGACTATGTAGTGAATGGTACTAACTACAAGATCAGCTACGACAACTTTATTTCTAACCTTGGGGTTACTGGCTCTATAGTCCAAGACGGCGCAGTTACTGGCGCAGCTATCCTAGACACTCAAGGCTCTGTAAACAATATCCGCAACCTTGAGAATGGCTCAGGAATTGTTGCTAACGTCTCTCCTGAGAATGGCGTGATATTGGCGCATAACTTCACACAGGATTCTACAGGCGCTCCTATCTTCCTAAACACCACAGCCGACAGCCCTACGTTTGCAAGTCTGGTTGCTGGTAACGGAATAGGCATTACTTCTACTGACAGCTATGTCACTATTGCACAAGTAGGTGTTGCTGAGTACGCCAACGTAACTATGCACGGCAACTCTGACGAGACTGTTATCTCAAGCACAGCAACTCCTGTAAAGGTTGCAGGGACTTTTATAGTAGGTGATGAGGCTGGATACACTGGAGACACTACTGGCAAAATTACGCATACAGGCAACACTGCTAGGCATATCATAAACGCTATTGTTAGTATGACGGTTGCCAGTGGCACTAACCACACAGTGTCTATGTATATTGCTTTAAACGGCACTGTCATCAACTCAACAAAAACCACAACCACAACTTCTAGCGGTCTGTACAGAAGCCTAGCGACATTCGCTAACCTAGAGCTAGATGATGGTGACTATGTTGAGATATTCGTCAGAAATGAATCAACAACTGACAACATCATTGTATTGGATGCCATTATAGGGGCGCTCTAATGCCTGTAACTCAGTTACCAATAGCGAATGGGTTCTATGTTAGTGACTCCCTGCCTATCTCTGCTCAGGAATGCACTAACTGGTATCCGAATATTGTCCAAGGCGCTGGCTTGTCTCAAGAGACTCTATTCGGCACTGAAGGCATTGTTCAGCTTGATACCTCTGGTCAGATTGAAAATATAAATCGTGGCGCTCATGAGATGGCTGGCAAGCCATACTTTGTGAATGGCACAAGGCTGTACCGTTTAGATGAGTCAGGTGACAACTACACTCTGACGTTCATCAATGACATTGAAGGCACTGCTAGAGTATCAATGGCTGATAACGGCACTCAGCTAATGATCTTAGTGCCTAATGGCAAAGGCTATATCTATAACCACGTTACAGATACTTTTGCTGAGATTACGGATTCGGACTTCACTGCGAATGGTAACCCCCAGTTCGTAGTGTTCATAGATGGCTACTTCTTAGTTACCACTGATTCTAAGAAGTTCATAGTAAGCTCCATCAATGACGGCTTGAGCTACAACGCTTTAGACTTCGGTACAGCCGAGTCCGACCCCGATGACATCGTTGCTCCTGTCGTCTATAAGAACCAACTGTTTATCTCTGGCGGTCAGACCTTTGAGGCTTTCCAGAACATTGGTGGTGCTGACTTCCCTTTCCAACGTACAGGTCTATTCTTACAGAAAGGCTGCTACGCTCCATACTCACTGGTAAACGCGCAAGATACGTTCATGTGGGTTGGTGGTGGAGAGAATGAAGGGCCAGCCATCTGGGCGTTGAACGGCAACTCTACAGTTAAAATATCTACCACTGCGATAGATTCATTGTTGTCTAAGCTATCAGACACGCAAGTCTCACAGATATATTCTTGGGCATACGCAAGCAAAGGCGCTTACTTCATAGGCTTTGCCCTGCCCTCTACAACGCTTGTCTACGACACTACTAGTCAGAGATGGCATGAGCGTAAATCGTTCATAGAAGGCAGCTTAGGCGCTTTCAGAGCTGCTTCTGTGGTCAAGGCATACAACAAGATTCTATGTGGCGACATCATAGACGGAAGGGTTGGTGAGTTAGACCCTGATGTTTATACCGAGTATGGCAACCCTATTATTCGCAGAGTCGCTACGCAGCCTTTCCAAAACAATATGCAGTCTGTCTTCTTCCCATCCTTAGAACTTACTGTAGAGTCAGGCGTTGGTAATACTGACGTTGTAGACCCACAGATAGTCCTAGAGCGAAGCAAGGATGGCAAGACATGGAGCGGCCCTATTGCTAGATCGATAGGCAAGATTGGTGAATACACCAGACGAGCTATCTGGCGAAGGAACGGCAGGGCTGCTAGATTTGAGATATTCCGCTTTACCTTAACGGATGCGGTAAAGCCTGTAATCATCCAGCTTACGGCAAATATAATTGGTGGAGACAAGTGACAAGCCCAAGACTCAACGTCGCGCAGCCTATCGTAGAACAAGATGGGACTATGGCGCAGCCCTTCAGGCAATTCACTCAGGACGCAAGTTTGAGCATTCCGATAGTAGGAAGTGGGTCACCAGAAGGTGTAGTAGAGGCTCGTCAATATAGTTTGTACATTGATTCAACAGGATCATCTGGATCAATAGAGTACAGGAAGATGCAACCAGATATAGGCGGTGATGTGACTCAAGGATGGGTGGCTGTGTGATTTCAGAGACTAAAGACTCTGAGTTAATTAAACAAATCGCCACTATGCCAGAGCTTTGGAAGACCGTAGCTGAAGACGGCATAAACCCAGAGACATGGAGTCCAGACCTAACGGAAGGTTGGCTAATAGTCTCAGATGAAGAAGGGTTTGTAGGTTTGTATAACGTCCATCCTAATAACGGTGCGACTTTACAAATACATCCTATGATACCTCCAGAGACTAGAGGTAAAAGAGCCTACAAGTCAGCAAAACAGGTGTTGGAGTGGATATTTGGTAATACGCAGTATCATAAAGTAGTGTGCCAAATACCTGTAATCTATAGAAATGTAAAGTTATTTGCGATGAAGGCAGGAATGAAAGAAGAAGGCTTAAACCGCAAAAGTTACTTAAAAAATGGTAAAATACACGATCAATGGCATCTAGGTATTGCCAAACAGGAATTTGAATTATGAGCAGCGTTGTAGACCGACTTTTCGGTGGCACAGATACTTACGGCATGGATGTTGCAGCAGAGAATCGCCGCAGCGCCGAAGAATATATCAAGCAGCAAACAGCACAAGGTCGTCAAGACGTTTTAAGTGCTTATGATCCTACCGCACAAGCCTTACAGCAAGGCTATCAGCGTGGGCTAGATATTTACTCTCATGCTGTTCCTCAGCAGTTAGCTGCATTGAGGACAGGGGCTGGAGAAGCCTACAGAATGCGAGCTGGATCATTGCCTTACTACCAATATGCTTTGATGGGTGTTCCATTCAATATGCCTCAGATAATGTCTCAGGTGAGTCCTATTGATGTTCCTGCTTATCAGGATGTTCCAAGCATGGGTAGGCCAATGGCGGTAGAAGCTCCTGCTTACTCTCCTCAAGCTGCTGCATCATTCAACCCTGCTAGTATTGCTAATATGCTTGGCGGTATGGGCGGCATTTACAGCGAAACACCATAAGGGGATTCAATAATGGCCTTACCTAAAGCATTAACGGATATCCCTGTAGATAATGATTACTCGTTAGATGATGCTGCAATCGTTGAGAGTCTAATTAGTTCAGGTCAATTATCTACCAAGCAAGTATCAGATTATTTTAATTTGCCTGTTGCGGATATTAACCGAGTTCTTGAAAAGGACTTTGAATATACTCCACAGCAAAGTGCGTTAGCTGGCGTTGCTCCTGATCTTGATTACTCTATGGAAGACGCTCGTATTGTAGAAGAAGCTCTTCGTTCAGGCGTTGTGACTGCTCAAGATGTTGCTGATTATTATAAAGTCCCTGTTGAAGACGTAAACAAAGTTTTAACTAAAGACTTTAATTACACGCCAGATCAACTTGCTGCTGTTCAAAGGCGGGAGCAAGAAAAAACAAAAGTGTCTATTGAGAAAGGAACGGGGTCGACTACTACAGGCGGCTCTGCTACAGGCGGCTTAACTGCTCGAACATATACGGATCAAACACAAAATGTATTTAGCCCAATGGGTCAGCAAGGTGTAGGCCAAGACCTAACTGATGTTATGGGTGGTCAGCAAGGCTACACTGGCGGCACTCTCCAAAATGGGAATATCCGTTACAACGACCCTAATGTGATTGGCGGTCAGGTCAATATGCCGCAGGTTGGTGTTATAGGCGCAGAATCAGCTTTACAAGGAGGCTTAGCTGGTGGTCTAGCAGGTTTACAACAGGGCATTGGAGAGGCGCGTACAGGTTTGGTAGGTAGCTCACAAGAAGCTATCAACCAACTTCAGTCTGGTCTTTCTACTGGCGCTACAGGATTAACACAAGCTACCGCTTCAGGATTGCAAGAATTACGCAGGGCTTTAGGTCAAGGCCGTCAGGATATTACTGCTGGTTATGGTCGTGCCGAGCAAGGATTCCAGCCTTATATGCAGGGCGGTGAAGCAGCTCAAGCACAGCTAGAAGCTCTGTCAGGTGCTAGAGGCCAAGAGGCTTTCCAACAGGCTTACCAAGAGTCTCCTTATATCCAGTTCCTTCGTGAGCAGGGCATGAGGGCTAACCTCGCAGGCGCGGCTGCTACTGGTGGATTGGGTGGCGGTAACGTCCAGAAAGAACTGGCTCGTTTTGGTCAGGGTCTAGCCTCACAAGGGATACAGCAGCAGATTCAAAACCTCCAAGGCTTAACAGGCCAAGGTCTACAAGCTGCACAAGGCGCTGGTCAGTACGCAGCAGGTGGTGCAGGTCAACTCGCAGGACTAGAGCAGACTCAAGGCACACAGGCGCTTGGAGCTATGCAGAACGTAGGTCAGGGTTTGGCTAATTTAGGTCAAGTTGCTGGCACTCAAGGTGCAGGAATTATGCAAAACGTAGGTCAGCAGCTTGCTAATCTAGGTCTTGCTGGTGGTCAGACTGCTGCTCAAATGGGCTACGGCACAGGTCAGAGTCTCGCAGACATTCGCACACGCGCAGGTGAATTGATGGCTGGTGAAATATCCAATGTCAGCCGTGATACAGCTAACCTTGCTCAAGCACTGGGTGGAAACATCTCTAATGTCTACGGCACACAAGCTCAGAACATTGCTCAACTGTTAGTAAACTCAGGTATGAGCCAAGCAGATGCGGCACAGCAGACAGCTCAGATGTTAGCTAACATTGCCGTTGGCGCTGGTGGTCAGGTTGCTGGGTTGGGTACTGGCGTTGGTCAACCTCAAATTAGAGAAGGTCTTATAAATGGGCAAGCTGTTGGCACAGCGTTAGCAACCTTCTCTGATGCAAGGTTAAAAAACAATATTACTAAAATTGGAATAACAAAATCTGGAACGAATTTATACTCTTGGGATTGGAAACCAGACGCGCCTGCAAAGGCTAAACAACAAGCTCCTTATGGTGTGATAGCTCAAGAGATTATGCAAAGCAATCCAGAGGCAGTAACTGAAATTGATGGTTATCTTGCTGTTGATTATTCAAAGGTGCATTAACAATGGCTGAAAATATATTTCAAATTCCAGAACAAAAGCGCACTTTGAAAGATAGATTTGGCGCTGCTCTTGGTGGTCTTGGCGCAGGTATGGCTGGATTTGGCAGAGAATACCTTCAAGATTTAGAAGTAAAGCGCCAAGACGAAGAAAAGAAGCGATTAACCGCTATGGTTAAGGACGCTAAGCAAGCCTACGACTTTATCAATCGTGGCGATGTAAACAACGCTGAGGCTTTAATTCAAGACCGAGTGCAGATGATTAACAGTCTAGGCGGTGACCCATCTGACACGGCTCGTATTGGCTCTATGCTTCAGTCTGGCAACATTGGTCAAGCCAAGCAAGAGCTAGAGACTTTCTTGCGTCCGTTCATGCCTCCTGAAGCAATTAAAGCATCTGAGCTAACTCCTAGTGGTCAGAGAGTAAGTTATAACCCCTTAACTGGAGAAACTACTGCGGAAGATGTATCAGGGTTCAGAGGCACACCTCCAAAGCAAGGCTACAGACCTGTAACGGCAGAAGAGCGTGTTCAGTTTGGATTGTCTCCAGATCAGCCAGCTAGGTTTAACATTGATGAAAACAAACCAGAAACAATGGGCGGCGGGGATACAACTATCAATATGCCTGCTGATGCCAAGCCTAGTGTTGGAAGGGAAGCTGTAGACAGGGCTTATGCAGAAGATTATCTGCAATGGCAAAGAGTAGGAAGGTCGCAGGCGTTTACTAACTTAGCTGCAATTGGCGGTGTATTAGGTCAACTAGAAAGAGGCGAAAAACTTTCTGGCCCTGCCATCGGCTTAGCTCCTAATTTTATCTTGGCTATTACAAATCCTGAAGCAACTGACGCAAGAGAAACGGTTCAAGGTGTTGTTCAGCAAAATTTAAGAGAAATTCTTGGTGGTCAGTTTGCTCAACAAGAAGCACAGCAATTATTAGATAGGGCATTTAATCCAGCATTAGACCCTAAAATAAACGCTAGAAGATTGCGCCGACTTTATAATCAAATGGAAATAGCAGCCAAGCAAAGAGATGCTATGGCTAAGTATTTTGATGAAAACGAAACATTGCGCGGATACACTGGTGAGCAACCTAAGTTGAGCGATTTTTATACAGCGGTTAGTGATTTTGATGTAGGGCAAGAAGTAGATGGGTTTAAATATATTGGCGGTGATATGACAGACCCTAGTTCTTGGGAGGAGATTTAACAATGGAAGACGAAACAATGCCAGAAGGCTTGAAGCCTTGGGAGCAAGCGCAGTGGCGTGAATCTCAAAAAACAGGTCAGCCTTACCTTGGCTTGAATCGCCCAGATATTACTGGCCTTGAAGGCTTTGAAGAACCGCAGAGAGGAAGGGCTTTAGCGCAAGGAGCTTCCTATAATTTTGCTGATGAGGCCGAGGCCGCTATGATTGCTTCGGCTACTGGCAGACCTTATCCAGAAGTCATTTCTGAGATTCGCACTAAGCTAGAAAACTACAAGATGGAAAATCCTGTAGAATACGCTGCGCTTGAATTTGCAGGCGGTTTAATTCCTTCAGCAGCCGTTACCATTGCTACAAAAGGCCGAGCTACTGGGCCAGTAACAGCAGAAAAAGCGTCAGGCTTATTTACCAAGTTTTTCCCTAATCTCGCTAAAACGATGGGGTTGGGAGCAGGAGAAACCGTTGTTTCTGAGTTTGGACGACAAGAAGGAAATATATTAGACCGTTTAGATTTGGGACGTATGACAGGCGAGGCATTGACAGGAGGCGGCGTTTCTGGCGGTTTGTATGCAGGTGGTAAGGGGTTATTAAAAGGTCTTAGTATTGCCACGGATGTATTAAGAATTGTAGCTCGAAGAACAGACCAAGACATTATCAACCGAGAAATTCAGCGCATTGCAGATGATGCAGGAGTATCGGTGGAAGACGCTGCAATTATGCTTGCTAACGGTGAGGCTGTTGCAAACAACCCACAAGTGGCACAACAGCTTGCAGCAATTAGAGCTAGAAGCCCTCAAGCTAGTCAAGCCATCGATCAAGCTAGACCCAGAGTTGAACAAACTCAAGGTGAGGCGGCAGAGGTTGTTGCAAGTGGTCTGGGTGGAGGTATGAACAAAAATACCTTTGAGATTGCTAGAGCAAACGAACAAGATTTAAAGAAAATTACAGATAAAGCCTATCAAGCTGCTAGAGGCGTAAATAATCCTGCATCTGCCGAATTGGCAGACATCATGAGGAATGTCATATCTCGCTCGCCTGCAAGTGGCAGAAAAATACAAGAAGCATTTAGGTCGCTTACTGGACAGTCATTTTTCAAAATCAATGATAAAGATGAAATTGAGTTTTTGGTAGACCCTACAATTTTGGATGCTGAATATCTCATGAGAGTAGTCGGTAAAGAGGCTGACACTCTTATTACTAAAGGCGGTGCTGATGCTGAGATTGGCATAAACCTTAAAGATGCGGCTGATTCATTGCGCCCAACTATTAACCGTGAGTTGCCAGAAATACAAGATGCAAGGGCGATAGCCAGCAACGCTTTTGAGGTTAAGGATGCCTACCAAGCTGGCAAACGTATGTTTTCAAAGTCGCCAGAAGAAGTTGAAGTAGAATTTTTGAAAGTGCTTGAAAGCGGTAATGCCGAAGCTATTGATGCGTTCAGATTGGGATTTTTGGCTAACATTAAATCCACTATGGCAGGGGCGAATAAAACGACCTTTATAAACAACCTTTTAGACGAAACAAACAAGAAAGGCATGAATCTAAGGACTGTTTTTCCTCCTGCAATGCTTGATGAGGCTTTGGATAAATTAGGTATAGCGCAAAGAACACAACGCTCTTTTGGTACAATGACAGGTGGTAGCGATACTGCTCAGAAGTTGTCAGCTATACAGCGCCAAGGCAGCGCCAGTGGGCCTGCGAGACTTATTACAGAAGGGATGCAAGCTGGGCGTGGTGATATAAACGCAGCAGCAGGCTTGCTAGATAAAGTAATTAGGCAGTTTGCACCTAACTTGTCTGATAGTCAGGCAGGGGAAGTGGCAAGAGTCCTTTTGTCTCAAGACCCAGATATAGTCAGAAAAGCACTAACAGACAGAACTGTATTGAGACAGGTTCAAACCACTATCGCAGATGTTTCGGGAATCCCTTTGCAGGTTCTTTCGCAGAACGTAGGCAAGGCCACAGCAGCGGCTATCGGACAATAGGAAAATAGACAATGGCACGATTCGGCAACTTCGACCAATACCTAGACAACGCTGGCGACCCATTAGCGGAAGGCAAGCTGTATTTCTATGAGTCAGGTACTACCACGCCTAAGACTACCTATTCGGACGTAAACAACAGCATTCCGAATACAAACCCTGTGTTACTTTCAGCGGCAGGTCGTCAGCCTAACATCTTCTTTGAAGGCGTAGCCAAGGTTATCCTCACAGACAACAATGACGTACAGATAGCTGTACGCGACCCTGTTGGTGAAACTGGCACAGACTTCGGTGATGAGTGGGTTGCTAGTAAGATTTACTCATCAAATGACGTAGTGTTGGGTTCAGACGGTATTTACTACCGCTCATTGTCCAATGGTAACCAGAACAACAATCCTGTGACATCTACAGGATTCTGGACGCTTCTATACTCAGTAGAGTGGAACACTGGCATTACTTACTCTGTAGGCGATGTTGTTACTTACGGTAGCCAGCAGTATCAGTCTCTCCAGAATTCTAACCTGAACAATAACCCTGCTTCAGCTACTAGCTACTGGGTTCCTCTAAACTTTGCATGGGTTGCTACAGCTACTTACTCTGAAGACCAGAACGTAGTCGGCACAGACGGTATTCTCTATACGTCTCTCCAGAACTCTAAC